TACCCCCTGCACCGTCATCTACAATTATTAAATCTGCATCTGCTAAAGCAGCACCAATATCAGTTCCACCATCAATGTCTAATGTGTCTAATCCAACAGAGTTGCTTGAAGCAGTAATTGTCTTGTTTGTAAAAGTTTGTGTTGCAGCAATTCCAGCGATTGTATCTGTTGTTGCCGGTAAAGTTAATGTCGTATTACCAGAAAATGCAGAATGTGCTGGTGCTTGTAATTGAGCATAGTGTGCGTTTGAAGATTCACAGTATAGTCTTAATACTGATTGTGAACCTGTGTTTTTTAAATCTATAACACCACCCTCCACGGTAAGATCATCACCAACACTTACATCACCAGTTACTGTAACTGAATCAACATAAGCATCTTTAAATCTTACAGAGTTAGTTCCTAAATCAACGTCACTATCTGTCTGTGGACCAAACACTCCATCTGATACAAATACTTGTTCTGCGTTTGCAGCATAAAAATGTATTTCATCTGCTGTTTCAAAATCTATTTTTGTTTGATCATCTTCACCAATCTTAACATCAGTTGCTAATATTGATGTAATTCCTGTTTGTGCAGCATCTACGCTTAATGTGTTAGTAGATAATGATACACCTGTTCCTGCTGTAAAAGCAGTTTTAGACATCGCTATTGCTGCAGAGCTATTAATGTCCGCATTGACAATAACACCAGAACCGATAGCTGCTGTTCCAGTTGTCCCTATGGTTATGTCACCAGATATTGCTACAGGGTTAAAGTTTGTGCCATCACTGATAAGAGCAGCACCACTAGTATTAGTTGTTAGGGTTAAATCATCACCGGAAATTGTTAAATCACCAGTAACGGTTAAATTACGACCTATGGTTACATCGTTGTTTGCATCTTCAAATATTAATTTACTAGCAGGTATTGTGCAAAATACATCCTTTGTGCCAGCACTAAAATCAACAGCGCTATCGCTGTTAGAGCTAGATATAATTGTTGTACGTGCAAGATCAGAACTATCACCATCTAATGTGCCAAGTCCAACTTCAAACTCTGCTTGATCCTGGTGTGCAATACAATAGTAAACTGTATTAGAATTACCAATACCAGCTGCAAAAGTTTCAAAACCAGTTACAGCACCAGCAAGTGATACAGTTCCTGTACCAGTTGTAGTGGTTGTTTCTTTTACTCTATCATTAATGACTAATGCCATTTATACTCCTATGCTAATCTTAGTATAGCGTTACTTGCATCAGCTGTAGGAAACTGAATTGTAAATGTTCCGCTTGTAGATGTTTTATCTCCACCAAAATCTAGAACAGCCACAGCTTTGTTAGATTGTGAGCTATTGTAAATTAAAGCACCTCTTGCAGTGATGGTAGCCGACGTAAAAGATATATCAGCGAAATCACAAATAGCAGTAGTACCTGAAGTTGTTGGTGTAACACTAGTTAAACTACCTCCACCTGAAGAATAAGATCCTGAATCAGAAACTTCGTTGGATGTAGAAAAAGCAGTGGTTGAAGCACCTAAAGAAGCAGAACTTGTGTACAATGCAATTTTAAAAGTATCACCTGATGAAGCAGTAAAGTTATGTGTTCCAACAAGTAATTCTTGTTTGAAGCTTGTGCAGACAGCTTGTGATATTGCCATGTTTATTCTCCTCTAGTATTTGTTTTAACAGACTGCATAGGGAACTTTAATTCTCCATGCATGTACTCATCTCGTCTATGTCTACCAGTTTGTTCAACTATTAGTTCTTGCATAGCACGTTGATAAGATTGTTCGTATAATTGCAGCATTTCAGCTGGACCCTTCAAAAACTTGAAGGCTTCTGCAAGACATCCATACAACAAAGCCATTGGTGCATTGTTGCCCAACCATGAGGTTGTGTTACTAGTAGATAATCTTGTAGGTAATCTAGTAATTCCTAACTCCACGTTATACGCTAAATCCGGTGTAGGTGCAACGTATATTGTATTGTGATCCCACCATGACCAATATTTAGGTGTGCCTGTAGCAGTTCTATCTGGCCAATATTCGTTCATGTAACTTATATCGCGGTGTTCTAAAAAATCCCTTGTAGGTGTTCCTGATGCAGGAAAAATATGCACAGTTCTTATTGTAGCAAGTGATGTAGGATCTGGTGAACTACCACCAGGTAATGACAAGAAAGGATTGCTAGCAGCAAGGTTAGCTGATTGATGTGATTTGAATACATCAAGATCTGCTTCCTTCAATATTCTATTTTCTGTGTGCTCAATAAAATCGTTTGTGATTGTAGATGTCAATACATCAGTGCTAGTTTCTGTATAATCTAATATTTGTTGTGTTAGTTCTGCGTATGTAGTCATTAGTTA